GTCAGAACACGATCACCTTCCGGGTCACGGACAACGATGGCAACGTCTCGGAACTGGCGACCACGACGTTCGTCGTCTCCACGACCGCTCCGTCTCTGACGGTCGACACTCCGACCGAGGGTCTGATCACCAACAGCAACAGGCTGACGGTCACCGGCTCTACCACGCCTGGTTCCGATGCCGTGACCATCGCCGATGTCAAGGTGAACAATGCCTCTGTCGAACTGTCCGGCGACAGCACCAAGACCTTCTCCCACGAGGTCACGCTTACCGAGGGCAAGAACACGATCACCGTCGTGTCGACTGATTCTATCGGTAAGGCCACGACCGTGACCCGTTATGTCACGCTCGACACCAGGGCTCCGATCATCACCGACGTCGTCGCCGAGGCTACCACGGTCGACTCCGGCGGTACGATCAAGATCACCTTCAAGGTGACCGATGCTGCGTAAGGAGTGATTGATGATCGTTCGTTGTTGGGGTGAAGTTGACGGCGAACGCATCGATTTTTCTCCTATCATGGACAGGCCGGGTCACTGGGAGGGTTATATCTCTTGGCGACCCGGACCTCTCGATATCGAGATATGGGCGGAAAACGATCGTGGCGCCAAAGGTCATATTCAGTGTCAGGTGCAGATTCGATATTTCGAGAAATCGGATACAGTCGTTCGAATCGTTCTTTGCCCATACCATATTCGACTTTTTGCCGAAGGATACCGAGGGGAATTGCCGATGAAATCAGTGAGTTTTGATTTCGGAGAGAAGAAGAAGGTTCTTCTCGATATTCGAAGCACCAATAATACGCCGTTCGAGATCACTAACGCCTCGTGGAGTCTTCTATGCGGAGACGAGGAAGAATCCCATGGTGATTGTGAGATCAATTACATCAGGAAATACGAGTATGAGCTCTCGTCGTTGATACAACCGATGCGACCGAGATGCCTCTATCTCCTGAAGGTGGAATACGATATTTTGGATGAGCATTTCATCGAGTATGTGAAAGTGAGGGTTGATCCGAATGAGTAGCATACTGAATGACGTAAAGAAAGTCATCGGCATCGATAAGGATTATAACGATTTCGATTCGGATCTGATCATGTTCATCAATTCCGCATTTTTCAATCTTCGTCAGTTGGGCGTCGGTCCCAAAGAGGGATATTCCATCTCCGGAGAGAAGAACGACTGGTCGGAATTCACTGCTGACGATCAACTTCTTACCGGCGTAAAACCGTATATTCAGCAAAAGGTTCGACTTCAGTTCGATCCGCCGACCAATTCATTCCTTGAGCAATCGATCCGGAAGAACATCGAGGAGTATGAATGGCGTCTTAACATCCAAGGGGAAGGAGGTTTCAATGAATGAGCTCTATCACTTCGGCGTCAAAGGCATGAAGTGGGGTGTCCGCAAGGATCGTAAGCGATCGGTAAGTTCCAAGCGTTCCCGATCGGACAACAAGGATTACACGGAGAGTCGAGACCTTCTCAAGAAGTCCCCGAACAAGCTGTCCAATGCCGAGCTCCGCAAGATCAATGAACGGCTCAATCTTGAGCAGCAGTATTCGAATCTGACGACAATTCAGAAGCAGAAAGGCAATCGGTTTATCGACAAGGTCAGCAACCAGATGAAGAATACCGCGGCAAACGAGGTGTCGAAGCAGTTGATGAATGTGGGGAAGATTATCCTCGGAGCCGGAATAGCCTATGCGGCCAGCAGGACCCGTGGGAACGGACAGTCATATTCATTCGACTTCGCTCGCAGGCAGATCGGTCGGTGATGCCTAATGAATGTCGTTACCGATGCATTGGCGCACGCATGGAACGCGTTCGTCAATCCGTCCTCCGATTTCCAGTTGTCCGTCGGATATTCCTCGGCGCGTCGTCCTGATGCGCGGGTCTTCACCCGAGGCGTTGACCGATCGATCATATCCTCGCTGTACAATCGCATCGCCATCGACGTGAGCGCCATCGAGATCAGGCATTGCCGAATCGATCAGAAGACCCAGCAGTATCTGGAGACAATCGACGACGGGCTCAATCAGTGCCTGAACATCGAGGCCAACATCGACCAGTCCGGTCGTGACTTCATCATGGACGTCGTGATGATGATGTGTGATGACGGGGCCGCGGCCATGGTGCCAATCGACACCACGGTCGACCCGATGAAATCAAATTCGTTCGATATTCAGACGATGCGTGTCGGACGTGTGGTCGAATGGTATCCACGGGCTGTGAAGTTGTCGGTATACAATGATTCTCCAAATTCCGGACAGCGGGAGGAGATCGTCATGCCGAAGCGCAAGGTAGCGATCGTCCAGAACCCGCTGTATCAGGTGATGAACGAGCCGAACTCAACGCTTCAGCGTCTGATCCGTAAGCTTAATCAGCTTGACGCAATCGACGACAAGGCCGCCTCTGGAAAGCTCGATCTCATCATCCAGTTCCCATACCAGATCCGGACCGAGGAGAAGAAGCGTCAGGCCGAAATCAGGCGACAGCAGCTGGAGGATCAGCTCAAGGATTCCGCCTATGGCGTTGCGTACACCGACGGTTCCGAGAAGATCACCCAGCTCAACCGAAGTCTCGACAATCACATGCTTCAGCAGATCCAGAATCTGACGACCCAGCTCTATGGTCAGCTTGGCCTTTCCGAGGCCGTGGTGAACGGAACCGCCTCTCAGGAGGAGATGCTCAATTACCATAACCGCACCTTGGAGCCGATGATCTCGGCCATCTGTGACGCGCTGAAGCGAACCTTTCTGACCAAAACCGCCCGAAGTCAAGGACAGAGCATCGAGTTCTTCCGCGATCCGTTCAGGTTGGTTCCGGTCACCGATCTGGCGAACATCGCCGCGGCATTCACGTCGAACGAGATCATGTCGTCGAACGAGTTCCGTTCGATCCTTGGTTTCTCCCGTTCCGAAGAACCTCAGGCGGATCAGTTGCGCAACGCCAACATCAACCCGCTCGGTACCGACGTGACCGCGCAGCAGCCAGAATCCACAGAAGAACCAACCCAAGATTCAGCACAGCCGTCCATTCAGGATGTGCTGAACGCCCCAATGGAAGGAGACAGTCAAAATGGGGTATGATTTCAGTGGTTACGCCACTCGGAACAACATCCGTTGCTCCGATGGACGAACCATCATGAGGGACGCCTTCGCCGATCAGGACGGTCAGAAGGTCCCTCTGGTCTATCAGCACAACCATAGTGACATCGACAACGTGCTTGGTCACGCGGTCCTTGAGAATCGCGATGACGGCGTGTATTGCTACGGTACATTCAACAACACGCCGATGGGCCATGATGCCAAGGAGCTCGTCAAGCACGGCGACATTACGGCGTTGTCGATCTACGCCAACCATCTGACCGAACGCAACAAGAACGTCATGCACGGCAACATCCGAGAGGTGAGTCTGGTCCTTGCCGGCGCCAATCCCGGCGCCTATATCGACAATGTCACGCTCCAGCATTCGGATGGAACTCAGGACCTCCTTGATGACGAGGCCGTAATCTATTCCGGTGAGGAGATTGTCGTCGAGCATGGCAATGAGAAAAGTGAGGATGACATGCAGCACGCAGACAATTTCAAAACGTCTACCTCCAAGACCGAGGACGATTCGTCCACGAAAGCTTCGGACAAAACGGTCCAGCAGGTCTGGGACACTTTTACCGACAAGCAGAAGGACGCTGTATATGCTCTTATTGGCGCGGCCATTGGTGGTGCCGAGGAGAGTGTTGCACAGTCCGATATTTCGCATGCCGATGATGAGTCTGACGATTCGTCGTCCGGCGAGACCGTTCAGGATGTCTTCGACACGCTGAATGAAGAACAGAAGAATGTCGCCTATGCTCTGATCGGCCTTGCCGTCGAGCAGGGTGATTCCGACAGTGAGGACACTGACGGAGAGAACAACAATAGCGCCTCCCATTCGGAGGAAGAAGGAGATATTATGCATATGAACGCCTTCGAACAGGCCGGTGCCGAGGATGAAGCTCCGGTCCTGTCCCACGACGACATGAAGGAATTCCTTGCCGAGGCCAAGGACTACGGCTCATTCCGTGATTATTCCGAGAAGTGGATGCAGCACGCTGGTCAGACCTACGGCATCGAGAATATCGAGGTGCTCTTCCCGGATGCGCGTCAGGTCGGTGATGAGCCGTATCTGTATAAGCGCGACACCGACTGGGTCGATGTCGTGCTCAACGGTACTCGTCATACCCCGTTCACTCGTATTAAGACCTCGTATGCTGATCTCACCGAGGACGAGGCCCGTGCTAAGGGCTTTACGCTTGATCGTAATAACAACAAGCGCAAGATGGATGAGGTGTTTAAGGTCTATAAGCGCGTCACCACCCCGCAGACGATCTACAAGAAGCAGCGTCTCGATCGTGATGACGAGATCGACATCACCGATTTCAATGTGGTCAACTTCCTGTGGAACGAGATGAAGGTAATGATCCGTGAGGAGATGGCCCGTGATATTCTGATCGGCGACGGCCGTTCCGCCTCCGCCGAGGATCATGTCAACACCGAGAACGTCCGTCCGATCGTCGGTGATGATGATCTGTACGTCATCTACAACGATGGTGCCAATCCGGCCACTGACCCGACCGCATTCGTCGATCGCGCCCGTAAGGCGAAGGTTGGCTACATGGGCTCCGGCATGCCGACCCTGTTCCTGTCCCCGAGCCTGCACGGCGAGCTCATGGTGCAGCGTGATAAGGTCGGCCGTCGTCTGTACGACACCGATGCCTCGCTGGCGGCCGCCATGGGTGTTTCCGCCATCGTCGAGGTCCCCGTGCTTGAAGGCTTCGAGATGACCGAGGAGAGCAAGGTTGTTGATGGTGTCATGGTGAATCTGCGCGATTACACCATCGGTACCGATCGTGGCGGCGAGCTGACCCAGTTCTCCGACTTCGACATCGACTACAACCAGCATAAGTACCTCATCGAGGCTCGTCTCTCCGGTGCGCTGACCATGCCGAAGTCCGCCGTTGTGCTGACCCACCCAAAAGCGTGAGCCCGTCGGGTCCGACCGTTCTGGTCGAGCCGATGACGGGCACCGAGACCGCCTATGAGAAGAGGGTCTCCGATCTTCAGGATGATGTTGTCATCAACACCAATCGGAAGATCGGTGGCACACTCCATTACGTGACGGGATATACCGGATTCAATGGTTCCGATTCAACCGAGCAGTCCGGCCATTACCTGGCTCTGGACTTCGCTGATAATTGGCTCGGCGATACCGATCCGACGACGTTCACGGTCGAGCTCAAGGGCGGAAAGAAGGGACCGGTGACGCTGACGGAACTCGATGCCTTCCGCGTCTTCCGCGTGACCAATCCTAATACTCAGAGCATCAAGGTGGTATCCACCGATTCCACAGGAACGACCACTGTCGAGTATTCTCTGAAGGGCCTTACCTTGGAGCCCAAGGCGTGATGTGGCCATGACGAGGTTCTGCGGGAAGATCGGATTCGGCATAACCGGAGAAACCTCGCCTGGCGTTTACGAAGATCGGATCTACGAACAGCTATATTTTGGTGACGTCACGAGGAACTCGAGGCGACTTGAGGGCTCAGACGTCACCAATCCGAATATTACCGTGAACAATCAGATCTCGATCATCGCCGACGCTTATGCCTGCGACCATTTCTTCGATATGAAGTACGTATGGTGGATGGGGACACGCTGGACTATTTCCGAAGTGGAAGTCCGCCGTCCCCGTCTTATCCTTACCCTTGGGGGAGTGTATAACGATGGGCACGAGGCTACAGCTCCATGATATTTTAACCGATATCATGGCCGAAATCGATCCATCATTTGTTAACGGCCATGTATATTTTCAGCCGCCTTCGACAATTTACATGAATTATCCATGTATTGTCTACGAACGCAATACGGGTGATACTCAGTTCGCTGATAATTATCCGTATATTTTCAAGCTTCGGTATCAGATTACCGTAATCGATAAAAATCCGGATAGTTTGATTCCGAGCAAGGTTGCCGCATTGCCGTTATGTACAATGGATCGGCATTTCGTAAGCGACAACCTCCATCATGATGTATTCAATTGCTACTTTTAAGGAGATAGAATGGTAGCTCTTACTTGGGATGATACCGGCAAGCGCCAGTATGAGATGGGTACGGACCATGGCGTATTGTACCCGATGACGACCGGTGGCGCTTATGGCGCCGGCGTGGCTTGGAACGGCCTGACCGCCGTCACCGAGTCCCCTGATGGCGCCGAGGCAAACGACATGTACGCCGATAACATCAAGTACGCCTCGCTGCGTTCCGCCGAGACCTTTGGTGCGACGATCGAGGCCTATACCTTCCCGGATGAGTTCATTCCGTGCGATGGTGGCGCCGAGGTCACCGATGGCGTGGTCTTCGGCCAGCAGTCGCGATCCAAGTTCGGTTTCTCGTACCGTACGCAGATCGGCAATGACGTCAGCCAGGACGCCGGCTACAAGCTGCATCTGGTGTACGGCGCCACCGCCTCCCCGTCGGAGAAGTCGTATGAGACCATCAACGATTCTCCGGAGGGCATGACCTTCAGCTGGGAGATCGATACCGATCCGGTCTCCGTGGAAGGCCATCCGGAACTCAAGCCGGTGGCGTCGATCACCATCGATTCGACCAAGGTCGATAAGAGTAAGCTCGCCGCGCTTGAGAAGAAGCTGTATGGCGACACTACCAGCGAGCCGGCCCTGCCCCTTCCGGGTAAGGTCTATACCATGATGCAGGCGTCAGAGGCCTGACGGAAGTGAGATGCGCGAATGCTCGAATTGACGGTTGAAGGTGAACTCTACGACGAGTCGGAGAACGAATTCATCACTGTAGGACCGCGAATCGTTCGATTCGAGCATTCGCTTCTTTCCGTTTCAAAATGGGAGTCGATCTGGAGAAAACCGTTCCTTGATGACGAATCCAAAAGCATCAATGAAACACGGTCATATTTTCGTTGTATGGCGATCGATGATATTTCGGATACCGAACTCGATCTGATCATGCTCGATCATTTTTCCGAACTTAATCATTACATTGAATCGTCGCAAACGGCGACCACGATCAATCACATGTCCAAAGGGCGTCGTTCATCATCCAAGGTGACGTCCGAACTTATCTATTATTGGATGTTTTCCGCTGGAATACCCGCGCAACCATGCGAGACGTGGCATCTCAGCCGTCTTATCGCCCTGATCGAGATATTTGGAGTCAAGAACTCGCCGAAAAAGAAGATGGCAAAGTCTGATATTTCGAAAATGTACAGGGAGATGAATGCCCGACGTCGAGCAGAGACTGGGAGCAAGGGATGAAAGGAGTACTCATGGCATTAAACGGTATTGATATTTCCAGTTATCAGGCGTGGCTTGATCTTTCTAAGGTTCCTTGTGATTTCGCCATCGTCAAGGCGACGCAGGGTACCGGTTACACCAACCCGGATTGTGTCCGAGCTGTCGAACAAGCCATGTCTCTCGGTAAGGGAGTTGGCGTCTATCATTATATTTCCGGCGGCAATGCGGTCGCTGAAGCAAATTTCTTCATTGATTCGATTCTTAACTGGATCGGCAAGGTGATGATCTGTCTTGACTGGGAATTCGACCAGAATTCGGCATGGGGCAATGAGTCCTATCTCGAGCAGGTGATCCTTCAGGTTATTGCACGAACCGGTGTTCTTCCGATGATCTATGCGCCGGCATCCCGTTATAATCAGGTCGCTGAGGTCGCTAAACGTCATAACTGCGGACTGTGGATCGCCCAGTACGCCGATACGAATCCGACCGGGTATCAGAATACACCGTGGAACGAAGGCGCTTATACCTGCGCCATCCGTCAGTATTCGGGCTCTGGTCGATTGAACGGTTGGAATGGGGATCTTGATCTTGATAAGTTCTATGGATCTCTTGACGACTTCCGGAAGTATTACGGCAGCTCGTCGAGCGCTCCGTCCAAGCCATCGACTTCGGGTCCGTCCGGCACCACGCTTCAGCTGGCGACGTGGACGATGGAAGGTCTTTATGGCAATGGTGCGGATCGTAAGAAGAATCTCGGATCCCGATACGATGAGGTGCAGAACTTTATCAACCACATCGCCTCTGCCGATGTCGCCACGCTCGTCAATGAGGTCTATGCCGGTATGTATGGCGACGGCTTGACTCGTCAGACCGTGCTTGGCTCTCGCTATGACGAGGTCCAGGGTGTGATCAATGCCAACTCCGCGCAGTATTACACGGTGCAGTCCGGCGACAACCTGGGTAATATCGCCATTCAGTTCGGCACCACAGTCGATCAGCTCGTGGCATGGAACAACATCGCCAATCCCGATCTCATCTACGCCGGTCAAACCATTCGAGTCAAGTAGGTCAAAATGAGGGTGAAATTCGAAGTGTCTGGCGGTTTCACGAAGACCGAGCGGTTTCTCAACCGCATGAAGCGTCGTGAATACCTGAACGTGCTCGATGAGTTCGGCCGTGACGGCGTTCAGGCACTTCGAAACGCCACCCCGGTCGATTCCGGTGCCACGGCCGAGGCGTGGGATTACGAGATCAAACGCAC